AGCTGTACCATGTAATTCATCAGCCATTCAATCTGCTTCTGTCTTGAATTGATGTAGGTATTCTTATAGATCTCAAACAAGTCATCTGTCTCAGCTGCATTGAATGATCCATTTGGAGCAATACCAAACAAGGAAGGAGCCACCACAGAATGGGCCACAAGGATATTCTGCTGCACTGACTTCTCAGTCATGGCATATCTCTCATGTAGGTTATTACCATTCAATGGCATTACTGTAGGAGCTTCATCTGCTCCATTGCTGAATGTGATGATGATCTCACCAGCATCCTCCACAGATTGTGTACGGCCTTTGATTTGTTCTTTTATCTTTCTTTCCTCTTCAGATGTTTCAGGCTCACCTGATGCCAAGTTAATTAGTGTACCAGCCTTAAAGCCATTCTGCAATTCATACATATGGAATTTACTGATATCAACATCTGTTTGAATGGCTGTAATACCACCATAATAAGGAGGCTTTGGATAGATTCCTTTCTCACCTTTTGCTTGTTTTGATGGCTCTTTATAGTACAGAATGAATGATCCAGTGCGATTGTTCTCATTCAGTGCTGGATAGCTTCTATAGTTTGTCTTTTCTGCTGATTGCTGCAGAGCTGACCAGTCATCAGATACATAGTAAAGTCTTTCATCCTCAGTGATTCTGATAAGGTCAATATCCATGTGCTCCCATCTCACTACCTTAGTACCTTCTCTGTTCCATGTACCTATTACAGCCATTGCACCAAACACCTCAAAATCAAAGGCCATTCTTTGAGCAATCTCATTCATGTCAAAGTCAGCAAATGGATTTGCAAGGAAAGCAGTCAGATCACCTGATACTGCCTCAAGGCCACCACCAGCAATTTAGTAGGTTTTATTCTTTATTATACCTTGGTGCCAGGCGCTTCCTTGCAGTAGCTCTATCAAAAAAAATGGGTAATCGTTCTTTTTTCCCCATTTCATGAAGCCTCTTTGAGAATCTTTCTCCTCTATTGGCAATTGATACTGCTTGCTGAATGACAAGCTGGTGATCTTACTCATATATGTTATTTAATATTGTTGTCGAAAATTCATTTGATGGTGAGTCAATCTCATACACATGTGCTCTGCCCTCTTCACATAGGTTATCAGCAAGATCAGGATCTAAGTTAGTGCTAGATGTCTGCTCAAATATTCTGTATGTGTAAAAGCCAGCATATGGGAAAGTCACATCCACACCATCCTCAATAACAAACTCATCAAATCTTGATGTGCTTGTACTGATGTTTGGAAGTATGCAAGTCACAGATTCAAAGCTCTGCTCATGCGTAAACTCAAGGAGCCAATAAGGGGCTGTCAGAGTCTGATATTCCGTTACTGTCACTATCAGTGTTGATGTCTGATATCTCTCGAGTCTTAACATTTATTATTTTTATTTTAGGCTCACTATTTACAAAGATATGCAAAAGTCCTAGTTTAATATATAACTCCTCGTTGCCCTCCTCAATCACAAAGTATCTATTCAATAGATTACTCTTGACTTTGGCTCCAATAAACTTCTGATCTATTTTCATGGCTCTAATTTAATAAAAAAAGGGAAAGGAATACTCATCCTCTCCCTTCTAGTATTTGGTTTGATTAGGTAGATTAAACTACTGGAGACTGTTGAGTCAACAAAGTTGCTACAATACCAGCTGCTACATCAGGCACCTCATTGTTTTCAAGACCAGCCAAGACAATTGAATGTCCATTTCTGTCTGATTTGATAACACCTGAAGTGTATTCTGATCCATCATTGATTTGTAGACCTTCATCAAGTCCTAATGCTACATAAGTACCATCAGCTTTCTCAACAATTGCTACCACTTCATTCTGTCCAAGTAAGTGGATCTCAGCACGAAGCTCCTTTGTATCTGATGCTAAGATCATGTTCAAAGATTGCTCATACCATAAAGTTCCATTCTCTTTGTTTACTCGGATAGGCGCAGTGTAGCTAGATAAATTTGATTTCAATTTGTACTGGAATACCTCACCAGTGACAGTCAACGTAGTAATCTCATTGCCAGTCAATGTTGGCCCAGTTGCAATTGATCCTATTGGGAACAAAATAACAGATTTGATACCACCTTTTCCATTGGTACATGTTCTGTCATTAAACCCAGTTGTCATATTACATGCCATCTCTTCTGTATTTTTTAAGTTAGGGGAGACCTAAGCCTCCCCATATTTGTTAATTAGTTAGGTGATCCAGTTCCGTTCCAAACTCCGATTTGATCCAAGAATGGTACTTGTACACCAGCTCTGAATTTAGATCTAATGTATATGACATCATCATCCTGCGAAAACCAGAGATCATAGTTATCAAAGTCAGAAGATAAGTCAGTTCCGAATACAAAGTGAGATGCTTTCCCAGTGTAGATATTGTCAAGACCATTAAGTCCTGGTACCTTAACCACTCGCATATCTGTACCTGGTACGATGATCTCTTCCATTGTAGCAATTTGTGCTGGGGAATAGTGGAAGAAATTAAGATCAACCAAGTTCTTCATCAAGTAGTTGAAGTTCTCACGGCCAGCAAAACATACAAAATCACTAGCTTCAGCTACAGCTTCAGGAGAATTTGTAAAACACTCATAGAATACATCATAAGCGTTTGATGCATCAATGCTTGCAGTTGCAGAAGTGTTCAAATTCACACATCCGTTAGCAGTAGTCAAGAATTGACGGTATCCATTCATCCACTGAAGATTACCAGTACCAGTTGCTTTGTTACCTTTCCAAATCAATTTGTCTAACTCAAGAGCATGTAAGCTCAAAAGGTAGTTAGTGATTTGTGCTTCAAAAGGAAGTTCTTTGTCCTCAGCAGATGCACCTGGGCGCAATGCCAATTGAGTCCAAAATCCAGCCAAATCTTTTTGACAGAATCTCTTCATGTATCCAAGAGTCTCAACAGCGATTGCACGATCAGTGAATACTGTATCTCCAGCTGGTGTCATTTCGCAATCTCCAGCTTGATAAGTCAAAGTATCATCTAACAATTTAATCTCTTCAGATCCTTTGATGCCTTCTTGAATTGTGATGTAACGTAAAGTCTTTGCTTCAGTTACTGATCTAGTGATTAGATCTTCTCTTTGCTCGTCTACATATGCTGCCAAACCTGACACATCATAGTCGAATTTTTGCTTGATAAACTTTTTTAAGCTCATTTTCTTTGTTATTTAATTTGTGATTTAAGGAATAATTGACGTGATGTCAATGTGCTATTTACTCTCGCGAATTTCTCGCTTTCAGTTGTGCTGTTTGATGGCATTGCTTTGAATGATTCAAAATCATTTTTCATTGCTGCCATCTCAGTGCGAAGAGTTTCATTATCTGAAGCAATAGTCTGCATCATTTCACCTATAGCTTCTACAGCTGTAGAGAATGATGACATCTTTGCATTCACAATTGATTCTACTTGCTCAGCACTCATTGATTCTTCTTTCATTTCTTCTGCATTGATAGCTGCAATGACTGCTGTTGCAATGTCATAGGCTTGCCCCATTTCAATGTTCAGTGTTGCTGCGATAACCTCTGTAGCTCTCTCTAGTGCTGCTGGCATCTCTTCAGTATCAATAGCTTCAAACTCATCAGAGCTTGCTGCTTGTTCTGTTGCTCTCTCATCAATAACCTCTAACACTACACCATTGGCATCTGTTATGATCTTGATTCCAGTAAACTCACCACCTAATTCATGTGTACCTTCCGGAGCTGGAATCTGCTCACCATCAGCAACAATAAAAACAGTAGTTCCCACTGCTAGTTCACCCTCATATGATACAGCTGTACCATCCAGCAAAACTGCCTCACCAAATGCTTGAGCTTCTGTTGTTTCAGTAGCTTCAGCAGATGTTGAAAACATTGCTTTCATGTCAGCAATTGCATCCATTACTTTTTTGAAGTTCTCGTTCATTTGTTTGTTATTTAATTATACTATGTTTAATTGTTCCACTTAGATCATTCAATGCCTTGAATATCTGCGCCATCATCTCTGATTCAATAGTGCGATCTGTTGCTGTAATCTGAAAATATCCCTCAACACTAAAGCCAGTAAACTTGCCTTCCTTAGCTTTCTCCCATACATCTTTATCAGTTACCTTGTAGCTGACAATCCAAGATCCATCATTTGCATCATGGAATCTCTCAGGAGCTGTGAATCCTTTGTCATTATCTATCTGATAGCTGTGGATCATGTAGATCCCATCAACTACATTGGATGAATTGTGCTCAATGTTTACATTGTTGAAGTTACCTCTCCTAGCATAGTCATGGATAATGTCCTTGATAGCAGCCTTTGTAAACACCACATAGTATTCCTCATTGCTATCCTGATCATATCTGTAGATAGGTGTATCAGCAGAGATAGCCACACCAGTGATCACTTGCTCCTCATCATTGAATTGAAATTTCTTAGCTTGTGAGAATGTTTGAAAACTTATCTCATGCGCTGGATCTCTCACTAGTGAATTAAATTCTACAGATGTCTCTGCTTCATTCAAGTCAATTGAGATTTCATATATAGGCAATTCCTTCATCATATTAGATAATATGTATTTTTGTTCCATGATTCTAGTATACCCACATAAACAAGGCAAGGAAGGCAGCACAATACAGCACTCCATAAACTGGGCCTTAAAGAGATATCCTAATGCAGAAGTCTATATCATTGGTGATCATGTCAGAGGATATAATAATCTCATCCCTGATGCAAGGTCATCTGTCAGAGGATGTGACGTGACTCACAAGCTGTTGACATTTGCCAGGCACATTGGCGGCAAGTTCCTATACATGAATGATGATTTCTTTATTGGTCCCAAATTCAATGAGGATACAGTGATGTCAAATGGCAATCTGATGATCAATGATCTTCATGCACCCACATATCAGGAGGCTTGTCAAAATACTATGGATGTACTCAAAGCAATGGGATGCACCACAATCAATTTTGAATGTCATCAGCCAGTGATGATGGATAGTCAGAAGCTCATTGAATTGTTTGACTCAATATCTTGGGATGGCCACAATCACTTTGTGAAATCTCTCTATCTTAATTACTACCAGGTACCACATTCACCTGGACAAAATCTCAAGCTAGGCAGTGACACAAAAAAGGCCCAACAATTGCTGGACCTTTATGGCTCATTCTCATGCTCAGATCAGTGGATGAGAGGGAACACACAACTTAAATTTCTTACCACACACTGAGCTTGTTCTGAATAGCCACGTTATTCTGTGTGCCAGTGATGTCAGACTCTAAGACATATACTTGATTGATTCCAGCTGATTGCTGTGCAGCCAATCCAGTAAGATCAGTCTGCTGTGTATTTGTGTTAGCATTGGCACCACCTAACTCTGTGGCTGAAGCTCCAGCAGAGACACCCCCACTAGTGTCAAATGTTGGTGCAGTTCCTGATTGATACTTTGTTGCAGCAATGGCAGCTATTTGTGTAGCACCAATCAAGGCAGCTGAAGCTATAGCAGCAATACCAGCTGGAGATGGCGGAGGACCAAACTGAGCAATTCCCTTCACAATAGCTGATGCAGTATCAATAGCTGCTTGACCTATTCTAAGAATCTTGTCACGTTCAAATTGTTTCTTTTTAATAGCCTCAAGTGCATTGAAATTCTTGAGCTCAATCTGATACTTTGCAGCTGCATAGTTGTCATCAATTGCTTTCTTTTGTTCAGCTGTCAAGTTCTGACCT